AGTGATCGCGATTGCGGCCCAATTAGATACCCCCATGACGGGTGTGTACTGAAATACCGGCCCGACCTGGGTGTTGCCTGAGAACAGCGTCACGGTCGGCGTGTACGGCATGAAGCACCACGACTGCGAGTTCATCGGCGGCGAGCCGTTGTAGGCTACACCTGTGAGGAAGCTCACCCACTGCATGAAGCCGCTGTTGGTGTTTTGCGAGTTGGTGTTAGAGTTTGTCAGCATGCCAACGGCGTCACCAGTGGCAGCACCTGTGTTGTCGTTGGACCGCGCTATCATGAACCCCTGCGCGCACTGGTTCGTCGTGCCGAGTGCGTTCAGCTTCCATGCCAGCCACAGTACCCCGTCAGTGGTGTTGTAGCAGCCGCGAGTCACATACGCCGTGGTGCCGGGACCGATAGGCGAAACGTTGCCGATGCCGCAGCAAGTTACGGCTGTGAGCGGGCCGGTGAGTGTGCCGGTGCCGTTGGAGCCCGTGCCAACCTGCAACTCCATCATCGGCCCGGTCGTCAGAGCGCCAGTGCCGAACTGGAGCTTGAAGAAGATCGGCGACGTGCTCTGGAGCGTGTCGTTGAAGCGTCCGATGACATACCCCGCCATGGTGTTGGCGGCTGGGCGTGTAACCGTGGTCGTGTTGATCTGTCCGGTGTCGCCGGTCTGTGTCGCGCCGAGACTCGTGAACAGCATAGTGATGACTTCCGCCACCCATGTGCGAAAGCCAGCGTCGCTGGTGTGGTCCACAGCGGTGGAGGTTGTTGCGGTTGTCATTGATTTACCTCTAGCACTATCTCAATCTGTGTGAACGTGCTGCTCGATACGATGATGAATGCGAGCACGTCGCCCGCGCTTATGGCTGTCGTCCAGCCGGTCAATGTATGGTCCACGTAGGTGACGCCGCTCGATATCGTTGGCTTCGCCGACGCCGTAATGCTGTTGCCGCTCGTCGGTGGGAAGCTCGCGAACGGCGTCTTCCACACATCCAACACGCACGAGCCAGTGCCACCAGAAGTCACCACGCGCACCGCCTGAATTGTCCCAGCCACCGGACAGCTCACGTATACGATGTTGGCTGCTCCCGCCGCAATGGCGCCGCTGCTCACCCAGCTCGCACCCTTGTTGACGATCGTCGTCACGCCGCTGACAGTCTGGTTGTTCCACTTCGTGCCGTTGTACGCCAACACCTGTCCGGTCGATGGCGACGTGATCGTAACGTCGGTGAGCGCTGCCAGTGTCGAGCTGCCGGCAGCTCCACCAGAACCGCCCGAGCCAATCCAGTCGTCAGGTAGCAGCGAGTCCGGCCAGTACACAGCAAGGCTCGGGTTGGTAAGCCGAATGCTGACAGCGCCAGTCAACACGCCGCCGCCAGACAGGCCAGGGCCAGGAACCAACGACGCCGCAGCCCCAGGAGCGCCGGGCGCAGTAGCGCCCTTCTGACTCGTGATGCCCAGCGCAACTTTGAGCTGCGCGATCGACACTATTTGGGAACCAAACTCCTGAATGGTAGTGCCGACGTTTTGTGAGGTTGGTATCTGGATGACTTTACGCAAGCCGCCCATAACCGGGACCTGTACCTTCTTGCCTGCCATGTCATGTTCCGAGTTCGTCGCCGAGCTGCGGGTGCAGCGCGAGGTAACGGTTGAGCAGCCCCTTTGCCGCCGCGAGTGTCATCCCGCCACGGTCCATGATGGAGAGCTTGCCCGTGCTCGGGTCCATTTGCACCTTCAGGTGCCCCTTCGGCGCAACCTTGTCCACCGCGTCAACGGTGTGCGCGATCGTCTGCGGCGTGCCCTCGGGGTCGATCATGAACGGCTGAGCGCCTGTCGCCTTCTCCTGCGAGAGCCGGCTCTGTGCTTCGAGGCTGTCGGCACCGGCCGCGCCCGGCGAGGAACCGTTGTTTTCCACCGCGCCGCCGTTGAACAGTCCGCGCTGGCCGGGCGTGTAAGCCGGCCCAGGCTGCGCACTGAGCTTAACCTGTGGAGTCCCTGGAGCCGCGAGCATATCGCCCAGGCGCGGTCCACCGGCTCGCGGAGCTGTCCGCGCCAGTGTTCCCTCGGGAACACCCTGGCTCATCACGCCGGCAAGATCGTTGCCCAGCCCCTTGGGCGCTCCGCCACCGAACCAAGAATCCTCGGGGGAGAGCTGAAGGTCGCCCGCCTCGTGCGCAGCGTTCCGCGTGAACGACAACCCGCCAGACGGCGGAGCCCCTTCAGGCGCCAAGGAGAGCCCCGCTGACGGGCTCTGTTCGACGCCGTGCGATAGGAAGTCTGCCAATGCGATATCGCCAGGGCTCTCGCGAGGCGCAGGCGGCGGTGCCGTTGGAGGCGAAGCGGTCATGCCCGGTGGCGGCTGTGGCGGCCCGCGCTCAATCGGCGCAAAGCGGTCGGCCGGCTGCTGCGGGAATACCCGCCCGGCCGCCTCGACACCCGAGGCGGCTTGGCGGTTTGCCATAATTCTGCCGGCCGCTCCCGTGATCGGCTTCAGCCACGTGGCCGGCTTGGTCAGGTCCACGCCGTTGGCGATATCCGACAGCGAGTCCTGAAAGCGGTTGCCCATGCCTACCAGCTCAGGGTTCTCCGCCGAGAAGCGCCCGAGCATCCCGAGGCCGCCCGTCAGCAGGTTCGGGTTGCGGGTGTACATGCGCCCGAGAGCCGCCATGTCCACGTTGCCACCCTTCGTCACAGCCTCAGCGGTGTGAACCTTGGCGAGCGCGGTGCGCGCGGCGCGGAACTGGTTGATATCAACATCAGCGTCAGCCGGCAGCGTGCGTTCGATGTGACCCTCCAGCACCTTGGCAGCGTCGAGTTGAGCATCGCCCAACTCCTGTGCGCCTGGGTCCTGAGCGGCCGAGTTCTTGTAGCCCTTCGTGCGGAGAGCCTGGAGCCAGTCAACTTTCTGTCGGCCGGTCACATTGTCCGCGCTCAGGATGGACTTCAGGTTGCCCTTGAGCCCGTTGATATTTGCGATCGAGCCCTGGCCAGACACAGGTACGCCAGAGCCACCAATGTTGTCGAGTTGGCCAAGCTCATCGGCGTTCATTGGGCCGTCAGGTGTTGCAGCCGCGACGCGCCCCATGACGGCACCCGGTGCAACCTTCGCAGCCTCGTATGCTTCGGGGGTCAGCGGCACGCCCTTTGGCACGCCAACATCAGCACCCGTAATGGTGTTTCCAACCTGTTGGTGTGGCTTCAGTGGCGGAGGCGTGGGTGCCTTGAGCCCAGCGTCAGCCGGAGTCGGCTCCTCGGGCACGTCGAAGCCCTCACCCTTCACCAGCGAGCGCACACCCGAGGCCGCGTCACCAACAGCTCCCGCAGCGCCGCGCACGGCACCAGGGATACCCTTGGCACCGGCAATGGTCGCCACGTCGAGTGCGGCCGGCGCTGTCGCCTGCACAACGGCCTGTGTACCAGAGGTTGGGTCGTCCTGCATGTAGTGGTTGGTAGCTCCAACCGCTTTGGTCGCAGCCTCACCGCCGCCTGCCGCGTCGATGGTGCTTGTCAGGCTGTCACCCAAACCCTGACTCAACTCCTGGCCAGCCTCACCCGTTGGCACGTGAATTGCATTCAGCCAGCTCGGGTCCTTGGCATTCGGGTCGCCCGATAGCCGATGATACAGGTCAGACACCGCGTGACCGATGCCGTGCGGGATGTTGCCGATCGCGCTGCCGGCAATCTCCACGTTGCCGAGGAGCTGTTTGCCAAGCGACATGTCCTGGGCGTTCTCCGCAGGCTTCGTCGGCGCAGCGGCCTTTGGCGCGTAGCCGATCTTCGAGTAGAACTGGTCCTGCGGCATGTCCGCATAGAACTTCGAGTGTAACGCCGACGCGAGTTGGTCGTCGTTCATGTCACTGTACTGCGGAAACTTCGACCGCACGTCAGCCATGGTTAGATCGGCCATTACTTGCTCCTCAAACCGAGCGGGTCAGACACATCGGGACCCTGGCCAGCATTCGGTGCCGCGCCGCCGTAGTTGTGTACGCCGGGCTCGCCGATGTGAGCAGAGCGCTTCTGCCCTTCCATGAGCGGCAGGATTTGTGCCATCTGCGCCTTTGCCCACGCGTTTAGAGCAGCCGGCGAGAGTGTCGGGTTGTTGGCCTCGATTTCAGCATCGTGCGCCTTGTCGGACATACCAACACCGCGCATGACGTTCGCCAGCTTCAGCAGCGTATCGTTCCGCGCTGTCATGTACGCCGTCAGGTCGGGGTCGTTGGACTGCCCCATGAGCCACTTCTTGCCATCGCCGAGGATTTTCGCATCCGGGTAGTTCAGCTTCGTGCCGAGCTGCACCATGTTTGAAATGTTGCCCGGCAACCCCTCCACGACCATGTTCCTCTGTCGGAACGTAGCATTACGGCTCAGCGAGGCGTCGGCCGCTTCCTGATTGAAGTTGTACTGCGGGTTGTTGAGCGCGAGGCTTCCGATGATGCCAGCGTTGCGGCTGTTCAAGTCCTTGAAGTTCAGCCGCCCCTCGTCCACAGCGTGTTGAATCGCGGCCTGCTGCTCAGCCGGCAGATTGGCTACGCCGGCCTGATGGGGGTTGAAGCCGCCAACGTCAGCCTGAGTCTGATGCAAATTGCCAGCCGCATCCTGCATGTGCTGTGTGGCCGTCGAGCCCGGCGTCTGAAAGACAGTCGGCGGCGTGTTGGGGCCACCCTGCTGAATGCGGGGAATGAGCTGACCTTGGTCAACCTGATACGGGTTGACTCCTGGGTTGTTGGCAAGGTCCGCCGCATTGCGCTTTGCTGGGTCCGCATTCGGGTCAGACAGCGTTTGCGTGTTGATGTTCTTCAGCGCATCCCCGAGACCAGCCTCGGAGTCTTTGAAGGTGCCGAACTTCGAGCGCATGAGATTACTCACGAGCGCAGCATGCTCCTTGGCATGCGGGTCGTTCTGTGAGCCCAGGAAGTCGCCGAGCGCTCCCTCCACGCGGCCCTTGGCGTCCAGCTCGTCGCGCGTATTCTGCGCGTTGAGCAACGCTTCCTCAGTCTGCGCAGTGCGCAGTCCGTTTGTAGCTTGGCTGTTGGCAACGAATGCATTGAGCGCCGGGCGATTAACCGGCGAGCCACCAACACCAGCGAGAACGTCTCCAAGACCAGCCATGAATCACCTATGCGTAGTTTGCCGTTGCGCCCGTCGTGTCGCCGACGTACGACGAGCCGAAAGGAATGGAGCCCGGCGTCTTGCCTCCAGCGTTCATAGAGTAAGCCTTGCCCGCGTTGTTCAGCAACCCGGAGGCCAAGCTGATCCACGGATTGGCCTGCCCTGACGCCTGTGCGCGGAGCTGGTCAACGAAGTTCTGCCCGTAGCTCTGAGCCCCCAGCGTGTTGAGCTGGGTACCCAAGGTGCCCATGGCGAGCCCTTCGTTCTGCCGCTGGCGCGTCGCCGCGTCGATCGAGCCCATTTCCGAGGCCGCCGTGTTGCCAAAGCTCTCAACCTCCTTCTGCGAGGCCGCCGTATCTTTGGAGTAGCGTGAGCTAGCACCAGACACCGGAGCAAGACTCGAAGTCGATGCCCCGAATGTCTGTGTGCCGCCTGTGGTCGAGCCGCCTTGAGTGGAGCCCGCCGCGTTTTTCCGTAGCTGAGACACGTAGTCGCCCGTCGCCTGCCCTGCGATCGTCTGCGGCGTGTCCTTTGCAATCTGTTGGGTCAGCGCGCGAGTAGCCGCGTTGGCCTTGTCAGTGATAGCTGATTGGTTCTGCTGCGCCTGTACCTCGGCCTCGTTCTGCCGAGTGTTGGCCTGCTGTTGGTTGACGTACGACGCACCAGTGCCCGCAGCAGCCAACAAGGCTGGAACCCAAAATTCTTCCGTACCCATGGCTACGTCCTCTTAGGACCGGGAGCATTGCTCGCCGCGTCCTTCGTTGTTGCTTTCAGGCCGTTTTCCACCGCCGCCTTACTCGCCGCGATATCTTTCTGCGCCTGCATGCCGGCTCCGCGCGCTGCGTAGGAGCCCGAGCCGAAAGCGCGAGCAGCCATGTTCGTGCCGCTGGCCGACATGGAATGCTGTTTGAAAAAGTTCTTGGTACCCATGTTAGAACCCACCGCCCATATTCTGAGTCTTCACTCCGCTATTGTCCTGCGGCCCCCATGGGCTCGGTGACTTGCTACCCTGACTCGCGGCGAAGTTCTGCCACGCGCTGCCGATCTTCGGCATCACCCACGGCGTATAGCCCTGGTTCGAGCCCGGCCCGCCAGCCGCGTACCCCGCATTGGCCCCGGCCAACGTCGGGGCTACGCCTTGGTAGGGACCCGAGCTGGAATTGCCGGCCGCCTGACTGGCTTGAAGCGCCTCGTACTTGTTGGCCCCTGGCAAATGCAACGCATGTGCCAAGGGGTCATAGCTCGCGAGTTTGCTGAAGAATGTTCCGGTACCCATGCATCACCCGTACAAGCTGCCGATTGGGGAAGTCTGCGCCTTGCGGTTCGCAGCCGCCGTCTGCTCGTTATTGTAAATCTGCGAGGTGTTCGCGAACAACGTTCCGAGCGCGTTGGGGTTCGCGTAGTTCTGCGCGGCCCCGAGGCTCGCGCTCTGAGCCTGCGCAATCTGCCCCGGAATTGCCCCGATGTATGAGCCCTGCTGCGCGAGACCGATGAGCTGGTTCTTCGAGCTTACATCCGCCTGCTGCAACCCAGCCTTCGCTGCCTGCGCCTGCTGCGACGCCTGCAACAGCCCCGTGGAGTAGTCCTTCTGGAGCTGCGTGTTGGAATCCACCGCAGCCGAACCCCCAGTGAGACCAGAACGTGCCATGGCGAATTTAAGGTTGCGCGCGTTGGTCGCTTCCTGATTGTTGACCTGCCCGGTGAGGTAGTTGCCTACCTGCTGGCCGTACTGGTCAATCTGCGCCGTCCGCTGCGGCGAGCCGTACGCCTGCGTGATCTGCCCGATCGACGCATTGATCTGGTTCTGCCGATCGGTATTCGCAGCGTTGGCCGCATTGGCGGCTGAATTGTTCGTACCCATGTCAGTGTCTCACTCGGGCAAAACTGATCGCATCTGCGCCGTTCGCGCAGTACCCGTAGTGGAGCCCTTCTTTGTTATAGCCCAGGACTTTATACCATCTGACCAGCTCGGGGCGACTTTCCACCCTGGCGGCCGGCACGACGCACTCCAGGCGGTGGCAAAACTCGCTGTGGAGCATGTCGTCCATGATGCGCTTACAGAGGCGCGTCACGCGGTACCAGTTTCGTCCTTCCCATGCCTTCGGAGTGGTGAGGAGGAAGTCGCGGAACACCCCCGGCCGTTGAGGATTGAAGCCCCCGACGACGATCGGCTCAGCGAGCCCGTCAGCAAACTCCTGCTCTGTCTCGGCCGCTTTGAATACCCACTTCGGGCCGGCAGACGTGTAATTGCCGACAGCCGCGCCATCGACAGTGTATTTTTCCCCTGTATAGGCTTCCAACTGAGCGCGCTCATCCGCAGGCATGACGGCACAGACCTTGAGAAAATCCAACAAGTATGGATCGTTGTAGCAGCGAATGATCATCCCGTGGCTCCCCCGCCGCCAATGTCGGCGACGTACAGGTTGGCACCTTCCCACTCCCATGAGGGACTGTTCGGTGCGCCCAACCCTGGTTGGTTCGAGTTGAATTTCATAATCATGGTGTAGCTCGGCGCATTCATCGGCACAGGCACAGGTTCGCCCGGCACAGTGTCGATGATCGACAAGGTGTAGGGAGCAGACACGTTGGTGCTGGTCGCAAAGCCGGCGTTGTCGGAGTACGTCGTCTTGTCCTGCTGGTTCCAACCGAACTGCACAGACACAGCGCCAGTGCCGATCAGGTCGAAGCCAACCATCATCTTGTTGAAGCCGATTGCGCCCGCGTCGAGGTACGGCCACTGAATGGTCGAGTTGAAAGACGTGTTGGCTCCGCCCGAGTCGTCCACGATGGTCTCGTAATCGAACTGCCACACGAGGTTGCCCGCCGATCGCAGATACAGCGTCTCACCCAGCAAGCACCAGTCAGTGATGCTGTCAGGGAAGATGTAGCGGCTCCACGTCTTCTGGCTGGTGCCATTGACAGTGAGCACGAACGCCTGCGGCCCGAAGATCAGCCAATACTGGCCGCGTCCAGGGTAGTACAGCGAAATAGGGTTGTAGGTGCCGGCGACGAGCGCAGCCTTCACCAACGGGTCCACAGCCTGCCCCGTAGAGCCCACAGCCATGTTCGCCGTGGCTCCAACGGTACCCAGGTTGCGCACACCAACCTCCGTCAAGAACAGCAGGTCGTTCGATACAGACTGCGCGGCACGCGTGTAGATCGAGCCCACCGGCTGCGCATCCAACAGCGCCATGTTCTGCGGGTCCGGGTCAATCTGCCACATCTGGTAGCCGCCCGAGTTCATGACGATCAGGTTGGAGCGGTACAGCGCTAGGACAGCAACCGGATTGTCACCATAGTTGTTGAGCCCGGTGGGAAGATACCCGGCGTTGTTGGCGCTGGACCAGTCAGTAGGGTCAACGGCAGCCGAATAGGAGCAAATGTCTTGGTTGCCAGCAAATACGTGGGAGGCTCCCAGGACAACGGCTGTGGTGTTGGGGTCGTTTGCATCATTGATCTGCCTGTTGATGGCCGTCCACGACATGCTGGTCGTAGTGACATGCGCGTCCTGCGTTGTGAAGGTGCTCGGATCGTTCACAGTGTTGCCGATCGTAGTCGGC